TCAGACCTGGTTCCGTGTTCGCCCCCAAGGCTCCAAGGTGCCGCTCTATGCCTCAAGGCTTGAAATCATGCGGAAGGATGGTCACGAGCTTCACGCCATCACGCAAAGCCCCAAGCTGATCGACTCGCATATGCGCGAGCTGTGCGGCATGCACATCCACTACTACCGGGGGCGCGGCGGCAAGTTCATCAAGCGTTGGGAGTTCGATCAACCGGTGATGAACGTCGGTGAGAAGCTCGACTTTCCTGACGGTCAGTCAACCCGGATCACCATTGACCCGACGTATTTCGGTTGCTACAAGTCGGTGAAGGATGGGACCGAACATCACTTCAAGTTCAGAGCGCCTCGGGCGCTCTATGTCTTCGTGGTCTGCCTCGTCCTGCTCGGCCTTGCCGCTTGGAAGATATCGGGCCGTATCGTTGGGGATGCTGAGCCGGTGGCTGAGCCTGAACAGGTTGCTCAGCCGTCCAAGGGCATCTTGGCTACGGCGTCGCCTGCGTCGATGGACACTATCGGCGTCGATGAATACATCGCCTCGCGCACGCCTCGGGTTGCTGACGTGCCGTCTTCGGCTCCCAGGTACGACCAGATTGCCCAGCCGGTGACCTTCCCGAGGCCGTTCTGTGTATCCACCAGTGATCTTGAAATGCTGAAGCGCAACTCGCGGCGCATGTCCGTTGGTTACGATCAGGACGGCAATCTGGCGGGCTGTCGATGCAATTCCCAGCAGGGGACCCGTGTTGATGTCAGCTTCGAGTTCTGCATGAATGTTGTGACGAACGGGCTCTTCGATGATACGAAGCCTGATCGTCAGCAGGTTGCAGGCGGTGACCGTGGGACGGACGGCGGAGACGGCAGGCACGCGGGCGCTGACCTGCAGCTCGCTTCGTTGATTTCATCCAGTTCATCGCCTGAACCCGTTCAGGCGCAATATGTGCCCAGGCCGATGCCTAAGCTTTAGATGGGCGCTTCGCATAATGGAGATTACCGAATGATCCTTAGCTATGAGCTGGTAGATAACCCTGGGTACGAGTACGAAGAGGAAGTAGAAACGCAATTCGATGCTTGTTTTCGCCTTCAGGCAATTGAACCACTCTGTACCTGGTGGGCGCTTTCGCTCGACAACGGCGACACTGTCATGTCTTCTTAGGCGCTTCGCATAATGGCTTGGCCTTATGTTGAGCGTCGTCTGGAAACTGCCTCCGGCTCCAGGCGGCGCGTAACATAGGGCCGATTATGCGATGCGCTATCGACCTCGAAACCCGCCTGATCAAAACCGCCGAGCTGTATGCGCCGGGCCGCAAGGGCTCCGACGCCATAACGTGGATCCTCGACGACTACCCGCGACTCGTCGCCGAGATCCGCGAACTGAGAAAGCGTGTTGCCCAGCTCGACGACGAAGGTGCCCAGCTCGATGCTGTCCTGCAGGAGTTGCGGCAGATCGCTGAGCGAATCAACCTGCTCTGACCTGTCCTGCTGGCCTCGACCTCGTCGCTCGCGGCGATTAGTCGCCTGCACTGCCTCCTGTCGTGCTGCATAGCGCCTGCGACGATACCCCCGAAGGGGCCGAAACCATCGACCCACAAAAAAGCCCCCAGCGGCCTGCATGGCCCTCTGGAGGCTTCTCGCGATCTTCGTCCCACTGTCCCGCCACCAACTCAACCCGCGCCCCGATCTGCCCAAATGGAACCGCTCCTGGGCTTCTCTCTGCCGCTCTCCCAGGATCATCAGCACCGCAGACGGTTAGGTCACGAAGTTGCAGAGGTTCCGCCGCGCTTTGGCTTCACCGGCGCAGCCGGGTCCACCATCTCTAATGGTGGACTCTTGTCTCATGGTGAGACTTTTGCGCGATTTCTGCTCAGTCTTTCTTGAGCACTTCTTCGCGGTATTTCATTACATCCTTTGTGGTTATTTGGTCGAGATACTTCCAGAGCGTCGCGTTCACTAGGTCGGCTTCGGCTATGTCTTCGCGGGTCTCGACGATCATGTTGATCCGCCTCTCTTTGATCGAGTCTGCGAACTCATCTCGCACACGGTAGGGCTTGGTCACTGTCGTCATCCTGGTGTTCCTCTGATGCTGGTTATTCTGTCACGTGTTGCTTTGTAACGAGTTACGGCGTATAAGTTCCTCCATCGCGTAACGTGTAACGCTGTAACGGAATACCGGCATGCTCGATAAAATCCACCTCTTCGTACCGTTCAAGGCTCAGGCCATCGCTACCAGCACTGGTAAGCGCGGCAATGAGCTTTTGATCGTCGACCTGGAAGCCCTGGGCGTTCCGCTTCGTGCTACCAGCGTGCTTGCAGACGGGAAGGGAGGTTATCAGGTCGAGGACATCAGCCACGCCTGGGAAAGCCTGTCTACCGGCTTCACGCCGCTCGCCTTCAAGGTGTTTCACCAGTCCCTCGGAAAGCGTGTGCAGCCCGGCGTCGAGCTGAAAGCCAGCCCGGCCAAGCTGCTCCAGGGGCACAACGTGTTCGGGCCGACCTCGATCCGCAAGGGTGGGGAGGTCATGTTGAAGTGGCTTGCCGGGTCTTACCCGAAGCTGTGGGCCTTGCTGGACTGGCAGGCCGCCGAGGTCTACGGCATCGATTGCACCTATTCCGCCCGCCTGCCCGACGAGCGCACCGCGCTCCAACTGATTCAGGCGCTTCGCGGGGTCAGCAACGGCCAGACCCGCAACCGTGGTGACGACTACGAAACCACGGCTTACTGGGGCTCCAAGGAAACCCGTCTGCGTAAGCTCAAGGCCTACCTCAAGGGCCCTGAGTTTCGCCGCCAGCTCGATGAAGCCATCAAGGCCGCTCGTGCCTACGGCGGCGCCAATTTCGTTCCGTCCCAGGCGTTCGCAGCTCACCGGCTGCTGGCGGTTCTCCAGAACCCGGCGCTCCAGGAGTGGGCGGAAAACCTTCTTCGTCTCGAAGCCACTGTCATGCATCGCTGGCTTGAGCGCAGAAACATCCCGACGAATTTATGGGCCCTGTGCGACTACCAGGAACGACTGGAAGAGCAGGGCAGTTGTTTTATTCAGTGGTGTTGGGAACAAGTAACTAAAGAACTGTTTGCGGCCTTTGAAGGTATCTCCATGCGAGTAATTAATGACGAAAAAGTGCTGGCCGCACTTAAAGCCCGTTGGACGAAGTTCGGAAAGAACGGGAAAGCCAATGAGACAGTTGCTCTCAACCTGTTTCGCACATACCGCAGCATCAAGGATTACGGCTGGCAGGAAACTATGGACTCTATGTCCCGTGCGACCTTCTACCGCCACGTTGATCAGATTTGCGAATGCGGACTTTCAAAGGCCGCTTTGCAGAAGTTGAAGATGGATGACCAGAAGAACAACGTGGTTCCGATCCTGCGCTTCCTTCAAGTCGATTTCAGCGCTCAGCGTCCTGGTTGGTACGTTGAGCCATCGGTGGAGGCTGCGTGATGCTTTCTTGGGCATATCTGCGCGGCTTTCGTGACTACCGCCCGCGCCGTATTTATTGCAACCCGTACCTGCTTTGCAGCTACGACTACAACGAATATGAGCGTGGTTGGTTTCAAGCGCATAAGCGTACCGGGCTGTTTTCATGATCGCCCCAACCCTTAACGTCCTGGTCGTCACTATGTGCGGACTGTTGGCAATTCACTTTCTCGGGCGCTGGGCCCGTTCATAACCGAGGTAATCACCATGCTGGTACAAATGGGACTGTGCAAAGGCATCGCATCGAAAGAAAAGATGAACGGCATCATCGAACATTACTTGGTGCTTACTGCACCTGGAAAAGACCAGTTCGGCCAAGAGACCGAACAGTCGGTCGGCCTCAAAGTCTCCAAGCGCCAACTCGATTCGGGCATCGAGAACGCTTATAAGGCGTACATCGGCAAACAAGTTGCCGTCCCCGTATATGCCAAAGCGTGGAAGTCCAAAACAGGCACTGCTTTTGGCATGGACCTCTGGCTATCCGATGACGGCTTGCCAGTTCCTGTGCAGCGCGTCCAACCGCGCCCGGCTCCTGTTGCAGCAGGCGCTAACTGATGTATTTACTTGCGTGCGATGGTAGTTGGAAGACTTCGCCGGATGGCTACTTATCCTGCGTTGGAAATCTTACTGCCATCGAGCGCGACGAATTAGGCCATTCCGGCCTAACTCCCGAAGATATACCGGTACTTACCGGCCAAGCGCTGATTCTGTTCGCGGTTGTCTTCGGGATTCTTGCAGTAAAAAAGCTCTTTCAACCCGCACATAGGAGTGCATCCCATGCAAAAGCTCAAAGCTCTTTTCGCCGCTGGTTCCACCGTTGCTGCTGGCTCGGCCTTCGCTGCCGTTCCGACTGGTGTCACCGAAGCAATCACCGAAGCCGGTACTGACGCCGCTGTGATCGGCGGTGCCGTTCTGGTCGTTCTGATCGGCATCGCTGCGTTCAAGTACATGCGCCGCGCGATGTAATCGACCCGCAGTGCAATTAAGGGGCTCGGGTCAAACCGCGCCCCTTTTTATTGGGAGAAGTGAAAGATGGGAGCGACGGAATATGCGGTTATTGTTATCACGCTGGCTATGTGGGCTCTTTTTTCGGTCGCGTGTAGCGTCGCTTTTGCCGATAGCTATGTTGCCAAAAAGCTCGACGGAACTGGCTTTTGGTCTGGTGCTACTTCGGTACAAGCCTCTACTGCTGCTTGTAAGGCCATTTGGCCACCTTCTGGTGACTGGACGATGGTCGGTCAGCCGAGCACGCCATATCCTCAGCATGAATGTCGGCATGGCTCTATCAGTGGCTACTTTGTCTCAGGGCATGTTGATGTTTTCAAAGTCTGCCCTGACGATGTGCTTGTCGGGTACAACAGCGATTGCCCTGTTCCGCCTCCTACTGAGGATGAGTGCCTTTCCGGTGGTCCCGGTATCTTCTCTAAATCCGGCCCGGTGATTTCTTCCAACGGCAACAATTATGTTGCTGTCACCGGTGGTGGTTCTGTTTGTTTCGGGCAATGCACGCATTCGCTCAGCAGCCGCGCAGCTAGCTGCTACAGCTCGGGCGAGGGTACAGGTTTCTGTAACTACGTCGGCACACCAACCGGGGAGGTCTGTTCAGCTCCTGATGCGCCGCTAGGCGGCACTGGCGATCCTCTCAATCCGCCTGATACGCCTGACGTTCCCCCATCAGACCCCAACGACCCCGGCTGTCCTCCTGGCTATGGCTGGTCTGGTACGACCTGCGCCAAGAATCCTGACGATAACGGGAACCCCCCTGGTGATGGCTCGGGTGGTGATGGCGGCGATGGTGGCGACACTGGCGGCGGTGGTGGTGGCGGTGGTGGCGATACGGGTGGCGGTGACACCGGTGGCGGCGATACCGGTGGCGGCGATACCGGTGGTGGCGATACCGGTGGTGGCGGTGGTGGCGGTGGTGGCGATACCGGTGGCGAGGAGGGCGAAGACCCTGTGTCGTCTGTTGGTGGCGAGTCCTGCTCTGCCACGATCACCTGCGAGGGCGATGCCATCCAGTGCGCGATTCTCCGATCGCAGAAGAAACAGGCATGTGCTGATGAGGAAGCTCGCGATTACTCCAAGGCCGCGCCGACCATCAACGCTGAGATCGGTAAAGGCGAGTACCAGCTCAAGGAAGAGACCGTCGATGCGAGCGGCTTTTTCAACATGGGCACGCGCTTTTACAGCTCCACCTGCCCGGCGCCTAAGTCGCTTCGCATCGAGAGCATCGGTCGTACGATCCAGCTTTCTTATCAGCCTCTCTGCGACTTCGCCGGGGCGCTTTCCTACATCGTTGTGGCGATGGCCTCGCTGTTCTTCATGGTCTACGTAGGCCGCTCTTTCGGAGGTGAGTAAATGCACTTTGTCGCGATTATGACGTTCCTCAGCACGGCCATCGTTCCCCTGGTCAAAAAAGTGCTGTCTGCCCTGGGCATTGGTGCCGTCACCTATGTCGGGATCAATTTCGTGATGGATCAGGCCAAGGCGCAGGTAATGGCTCAGCTGACCGGCGTGTCCGCTGACGTTGCTCAGATCATGGGCATGTTCAAGTTCGACGTAGCCGTCAACATCGTGTTCGCCGCGGTGACGACGCGCATTGTTCTGTCCGGCGTCAACAAGGTCAGCGGCTCGAAAAAGTCGCTCGGCTCGGTCGGGGGTAACTGATGTCTACGGCAACGTTCGTGCTTCGCACTGGCAAGCAGGGCAACGGTAAAACCCTCAACTCGATCAAGGAAATCGACCAGAAGGCGCACAGGGAAGGGCGCACGGTCTATTACTGCAATATCACTGATTTCAAGCCCGACCATCCGGCCATCAAGGCTATTTGGGTCGAGTTCGACCATCCTGAAACCTGGTACGACCTACCGCAGAACGCGATCATTGTGATCGACGAGGC